CCCAGACCCACTCTTTACCTTCCATAATGCCTTGAACAAAAGCACCTGGAGCTGATGGATCAGCTACGATATCAGCTGCAGTTGCAAGGTAAAAGTCTGGTTGTACGATATTGACTCCATCGATCATCTTAAGAGAGCCCATACCACGCGAGGATACACCAAGAGTGGCACCAGCCTCCATAAGATTCTTAGCAATTTTACCCATTGGAGTTTCAAGAACTTTTGCTTTACCCTCGAATATATTACCATTGCGCGAAATATTGGTAATCATATGAGAGACGCGCTCTAGATTAATGGTTGGTGATTCTGGGTGACCAAGTTCACCGAATGCACGGTTCTTTTCAACGTATTCTTTCATATAACGATTGACTTCGTTTTCAAGAACCGCAACAGGATATGAACGCCCGTTACGATTCTTTGTCTCCGCGACAAGAAATGGACCTTGAATGTATAGAGTCTTAACACCGTTATTTTCTTCGGTGATGACCTTTATTTCTTCGACTGTTTCTGTAATAAGTTTCATGTTTCTATTCCTTTAATCCAAGAGAGGAGCGTCGTCTCATTGATCTTTTTCTTCTCATAAGAGCACGCGCTTGTTTTGCTCTTCGTTTAACTGCTGCTCGACGCTGTGAACGCTTTCTGCGCATTCTTTCTTGAGCAGTCATGCGCTTGAGTTTACCACCACGCATTGTATAACCTTTTACTGCGGAAATTCTTTTACGGCGTTGAACCTTTCCGCCACGAATTCTAACCTTCACAACGCTTGTGCGACCTTGACGCATTACATTGCGATTTTCTTCGCTTAATGATTCTGAATTTTCTGTAACCTCTTCATGTAATCCATAATGTGCTTGACGTAATGCTTCAGCATCTGAAGCCATAGCCTGGTCTGGACCAATTTCTCCACGCGTTAAACGTTTTTGCAAATGCGCAGCTCTACGTTCTGCTTCTGCTTGTTGATCTGGTGTTAATTTGGAACGAGGAATTAAATTAAATTGTTGTTGTTTTTCCGTTGGTACATTTCGCGCAATAGCACGTCCAGAGCGTAATGGTGAATGATTCGCATCAAAGGGGACAAAACCTTTGATAACACCTTTTGTACCAAGATCACGCATGAAGTCGTCTTTTTCTTTTTTGCCTTCCTCTATCGCAATTAATGTTTTATATAAGTTTAATTTATGTGTAGCAATTTCATTTAATTTTTTAACAATGTCCTCTTGAATATTCAAGCGTGAAATGTATTGTTTTTTTTCTTTTGATTTAAGTATTCTTGGATTTAAATGTTGCATTAGTTCAATGCGTTTTTCATCTTCCATATCAGAGATTTTTTCATCTTTATTATTTTTATCATCTTCATCATTCTCTGGTTCTTGTTTTGGTGCACTGTCTTCCTCTTTAAGTTCTTCTTTTTGTTTTATCTTTTTGATCTTATCAACTAAACTGTCGGTAGATTTAATACCGTATTTTCTGTTTTGAACTTTTTCTTCACTTGCACCTTGTCCTTGTTCAAAGTCAGAACCGTAACGATCTTCAAAATTTTCTTCTAATAGATTGCTCATTTATATGACACTCTATCAGCATTGTTTTCCTCATAATTTGATGCAAATTTAATTATGCGATCAAATGATTCTTTATCTTTTATAAGCATATTAATCATTTTTGATTTATTTTCTTCATTCAACAATGAATGTACCTTTTCTAATAAATTTTCAGTTTTATTGTCAATGGCAATTGTGTCACCTGATGATAATGTAAGCGCCGACGTTTCTTCAGACATCATAGCATATGGAACTCCTCTTGATGATGGTACACCAGGAATATTAATTGATGTAAATCCATTACCTCGAGCGTCATAAGGTACTGTAAATGTTAATCCATATTTTGTATCTGTGTATAAAACAACTCTTTGTCCATCTGGAAATTGACGAATTGCTTGTCGTTTAAGCATAATCATAGCAGGTGGTTGAAACTCTTCAGAAAGAATTTCAGAGTGCTCTGATAATGATTTTGCTTTACGAATAACAGAATCACGTACAATTCTACGAAATTGAGGAGAAGAGGATTGTACAATCGCCTCTACAGGAACAAGTGAATTAATTCTCGTAAATGCATCAGCATGTGTTCTCGAAAGTCTTCGAAGTGCATCATATGGTTTTAGTCTTCGATTTGAGTTTTTCGGATTGTTAATCGATGAACCAGATTGATCAAGTTGCATAACACGATAAAAATTAGTAATTGCTGCAGCACCCACACTTGGATTTATTCGAGATCGAAACGCATTGTTAATGGTAGCAAGACGTCCAGAAATTAGTGACTTCATTCCAGATTCTTGTTTTTTTTGCCTTCTTACAGCTGCTTGTTGTTGTTCAGATGCTTCTGAAAGTTGATACTGATCCTCAGCATCAACTGCAACGTTAAATAAATTTTCAGCGTTTTTATTGTGTTGCATCTACTGTTTCAACTGGTACCTCTGAAACTTCAGGTGGTGCAGATATTAAATTTGAAGCAATTTCAACTTTCTTAACTTCGAGAGCATCTGCAATTTTTGATGAAATAGCACCATTAAATGCATCGCTAGCTGCTTGATCGTCATTACTGAAAATCGCGTTTAATAATGATTCAGTGTTCATATTTTCTCCAATATTTAGTTATTATTGCTGTGCAGTTTGCTGTTGAGCTGCTGCATCTGACGATACTTGCTGTTCTTCACTCGCTGCAGGGGCTGCAGCTTGCGGAGGGGCATATTGCGCTTGTAGTTGAGCGATTTGTAGATTCATTATCGCTTCATCTTGAGCACGAGTTATGGCATTTTGCTGCTCTACAACACGTTCGTTATCAATCTCAGTTGTGATTCGATCAATCTCTTCTTCATCCATATGAAGAACATTCTTTTGAATCCAAGATTTCGAATAATACCGACCAACGAATTGCTCGGCAAGTCCCATTAACTGAATTCTTGAAGTGTTTAGGTCTGCTTCGCGAAGTTCTGAGAAGTTATTATCCTTGAGGAAGTCATAATGAATTTTTTCTCGAAGATCTTTCCATTCATCAATAGACGCGATACCCTTTAGAGCTAATTGACGCTCCATTAATTCATCAAAAAGAATTGTAAATTTAGATCTAATTTTTGCTATAAACTTATTGAACTTAATCTCATCTCGCGAGATTTCTTGTGAGCGACCAAGCATAAAACCTTGTCCCGTCTCGAGGCGAGTAATTGGAATGTTCAATGATCTATACAGTTTTTGTTCAAAATATTTAACGTCTGATATTTCACCGAGATTTTGTCCACCTGGAAGCGTTGTAATTTGAGTCGACTGACCTTCACCACGCCGAGGAATCCAAAAGTCTTCCATAATTGACATAAATTTGCGATCGTCCTTGACCTCACCAGTTGATGAATCATAGACAACTTTGTTTCTAAATTTCGTCATAAAGTCGCGCAAATATTGATCTGCTTTAATTCGTGGCATGTTACCCACATCGATATAAAACACGCGACGCTCTGGTGCACGACTTAGACGATAGATAACAACAGCATCCTCAACCATTCGTAGTTGATTGAGTGGTTTGATGGCTTTGTGTAAATAAGACAAAACCATTTGGCGTTTTGGATCCAAAATTCCAGAGTTGACATTTACTATAGCATCAGTCGCAATTTTAACAGCGTTGTCTGAGATGGTTGTGACTGTTGTTTGTCCTTGAGTTGTAACTTTATCATTGAATACATAAAACTCTTGAACACCAGTTACAATTTCTGCGCCTGTGCGCTGATCTTTTTTCTTATTAACTGTTCGAACTTTTTTAATTTTTCTTGGATCAATATAAACTAGTTCTTGAATGCCCAGTTGTGGTTGAGTACGATCAACGAGCACTTGAAAAAATAATCTACCATCGATATACCAATCTTTAAAAAGACCTGCCCCATCGTTTGAAAAGTTTAATAATTTTAAGATATATTTAAATTCATTGCGAATCGCATCTTTAATTTCAGCTGGTTGATCTAGATCATCAAGAATAATTGTTACAGATTTTCCTGCGTCGTCATGAATAATAGATTCATTTACAATTTCATCGATGGCAGCTTCTAACTCTGGCTGCATTGCCATTTCTCGATATCGAGTGATTAGATCAGTTTCATTTTTAAAACTGGCTTCAAGATCTAGATATGTTCCAAAATATCCACCTGCACTTAACTCAACAGCACCATCGTCTGCAGTTGGAACAGTAATTTGAGGTTGTATGTCGGATTCTGGCTTTTTGCGTACAAGTTCAAAGCCGAATAAATTTATACCTGCCATGTGTTACTCCAAAATAATAAAATCAAACCCATAAAAAAATCACAAATGAGATTACTAGGCAACTGAAACTTCAGCTGAGGTCCAATATTGATATTGGAATGTAACAGAAAATTCCTCGATAGCGTCATTTGCATCCCAACTAACATCAATTGGTGAAATATCTACTGGAAACATATCGATAAATGTATATGATTTAATGATATTTCCTTGTTTACCATATTGATACACATCAGCATTAAATGCATATTGGTTATATCGTGCGCGTTGTAAATTAGTCGCATGTCCGTTGATTCTACCCATCCATCTTTCGAGCTGATTTTTAATTACAAAATCTTCGTCATTAATTACTGTTATTGTCCATTCTGGAAAAACGCGATTGCCTGCTACTTTGATTGTTCTTCCAAAGTATGGAATTTCAACTGTTCCAATAGTAGATCCAGGAAGCTGTGCTGTTTTTGCTGTAAACACGAGCTTTCGATTATACACAGGAATGTTAACCTCGAAAAGATTTGGACGTGCACCGTCGAATGGAAAATTACCCTTAAAATCTGTAATGTTGAAAGGCATTTATTTCTCCTAGCTCTAGATTATTTATTAAACTCTACCAACAACTTCATCAAAGGATACACCACTACGAACAGCAATAAAGTTTAATTGAATGAAATTAATGCTGCGATTAGGCTTGACAAAAATATCACCGATAAACTCATTACGATCAATTACCTCTTGCGTGTTATTTGTTGCATTACAAATAACCTTGAAGTCTGTGATTCCACGACGACCCTTCACTGTTCTCAAAAATGGTTCAACGATTGATACAAATTGAGATCTTGTAAATTCATCGTTGAATTCGAACAATTGTGCCTTTGCTGCAATGGAAATTGCTTTTTCAAGAGTAATAAACAAACGTCGAACATTGATACGATCGAAAGCACTTGGCTTTGATAGCAGTGTTTTATCACCAAATAAAAGAGTACCTTCGCCAGCGAATGATACAATCGGATTAATTCCATTTTTATATAGCACGTCTCTGTCTGCTTTGGCTGGATAGTATGCAAGTTTTATTACATTTTTAATCTGGCCACGTGAAGAACCAGCTGGTGAGAACCAAGAGTCAGTTTCGAGGTCAGTTCGAACACATAACCCAGCAACATCTCCATTAAGTGGAATCCAACGATATATGTCAGAATATTTGTCGTATTGATACTTCCACCCACTATCCATCACTGCATAAGAGGATGAAACATTTGAAAGTGCATTTTTACGATAGTTGACAACATCATCAGATGCAGTTGAAGAGGTTACATTTGCAAGTGTTGGTGATACAAATACTACGCAATCTTTACGAACTTCAGCAATACTATTGATTGCATAAAGAGCTGTTGCAGGAGCAGCATCACCTGTCAT